TGGTAATCGCAGCCGTGCTCGCAGCATCGGTTGAGGTAAACGACCAAGGATTCGCGGTCAAATTCGCCATAGCTAATAAACTCCCGAAGAAGCAGGCACGGTGTCAATCTGATTGCGTGGATCAATGGGATGAATGAGTTTTGGGTCGGGCACAAGTTCCTGCCGGTCCCTGCTACATTCTTTCGCCCACGCATTTTCAAGTGCGCCATTTACGGATTGGTCTTTGCAGCGGTAGTTGCAGACGAGCAGGCCATTGTCCCAAGAGCAGTCCTCAATAGGCCACTTTTGCTGACAGCGGGAACATGTCCAATAAACCACTTCCATGTACGAGCGCCAGATCAAGCATCACCTACCGTCTCTTTGACTTCTTCCTCGTTTTTTTTTGTGACTTCTGGTTCGAGAAACACTTCTGCTGGTTGTGGGATCAGTTCTGGGGCTACTTCTACGCGACCGTGCGCTATGCCAGTAAGTCTGCCGAGGTGCCGGTGCGCGAAAACTTTTGCATGTTCTAGGCTGGGAAAATCTCCTGCTACGTTACACGCGCACTGCAAGCGAACGGGTCTTAGCTGGTTCGCTCCAGAAGAGATTTTCACCAGATGGAACATTAAGCCTCACAGCAGCAAAATGATATTGTACAGCAACGTCAGAGTTACCGTACCGTTTCCCAGAGTAAGTGACGGCGTGGTTCCGCCTAGCTTCACTTCCAGACCGAGATTGGCAATAGTGGATAGCGTGGTCGAAGCGTTTGATTGCAAGGCTACGGTCGCTATTTTGTTCGCCGTCTGGTCCACTAAGCCGGTTGGAGAAATATTCAGCAACGAGGTCGTTTGTCCGGTGTACTCAATCTGGATTACCGGCGAAGTTCCGGCGATGGTGTATGCGGTGGTGCCGTAGACATATTTCAGCGTCAGCGTTGTGGGGATGTACAGGTAGCCAGCAGGGGGATACATATAAGACGGTATCCCCGCCACAGTCGGAGGAGCGACTAACTGCACGGCTGTCGAGTTGAGCGCAAGCAACTGTGCGCTGGTCAACTGGTAGATCACCGCGCAGTCCGACATTACCCCACCGATATTGCTCCCGGTTGGCGAGGAATCGGCAGTGAATTGCTGGAAGTATTGATTCGTCACTTCCGGGGACAAGCCGAGTGAAATCCCCTCAACGAATGGTAGATAACTTGGCATCAGTCCTCCGAATTAAGCCCCGTAACTGAACGCCGTCCCGCGCCAGGTCAAAGCTACAACACCAAAGCGTTGCGTGGACAGGAACATGAGCACCTGTGTCTTGAAATCATCGTCCGTCTGCGCCATGAGCGGTTCACGTTCGAAGAAGTCAAGCTGGTGGCCGCTTTTGTCAGCTATCAATCCCCAGCCGTTCGGCGTGGTGAGGTAGTTCAATTCCAACCCCACCAAATTTTCTGCTTGCACCCAGTTCAATTCGTTATTGCTGGAACCAGGGACGCCGGGGGAGCCGAGCAATTCGCGCACATTGCGGCGCTGGAAGGGAGAGTGAACGAGAAACTTTGGCTTTACGTGCGTCGGAATACCGCGATCATCCGGTTGTAGTGCGAACATCACAATCATTTGCTGCAAAGAAGTCATCGTCAAGTCTGTATCCGGGTTGGGCCGGTTAGGATAAGTACCTGCCGAGTTGATGATCGTGGAGATGTTGGGGGAAATGGAGGTCGCCGCTGCACCGCCCATGAGCGGTTGAGCAGTGTTGAACAGCGACACTCCGTTGGTTGTGGTAAGCGTGGTGCCGAGGTTAAAGAGGGAGCAGCATACCGCCTCCCGGCCAAACAACCCGGAACGTGCGTGCGATTCCGGCATCTTGCGGATGATGCCGTACTTTTCGTCGGCAATCAGTTGACGTGTCGCTTCGGAAAGTAATCCGTACTGCAAGTGGACTACTTTCTTCGTCCCGCCCTGAATGATGCCGTCTGCCGCAGGCCGCGTACCTTCCGGCATGAGCGGCATGGGTCCAGTGCCAGAGAGTTCGTACAGGATTTCGTACGCATCCTCGCTGGTCATTTCGTTCATGTAGTGCGGATACTGAGGAGCGTGCTCTTTGAGGTCCGTGAACTGCACGAAGATGTGACGCAACCCCGGAGCAAGCAGTGGGGGAAATTGGTTGCGATTCATTAAGTTTTGCATTTAGTTAACTCCTCATCCTCTCCACTGCCAGATTAGGCGAAGTCGCCCACTGCTGTTGCCGGGTTGAACACAAACAAAACGTGTCCGCCAGTCGTGCCGATGGAATCGAGTGGATCGAACCCAACGACTGTCACGGAGTTCGATTTGTTCGTGTCTACGAACCAGTAGCTATTCACCGCATCCTGGGTGAGTCCATACGGCGCTCCGCGCTGCGTAATAGCAGTCGCAACAGGGTTGGTGCCGCCACTGGAACTGCCGATGCGTGCGCGGAATACCGTAGTCGGCGCGGCTACAAACCAGTAGGTGTAGCCGTCAGAGATTGGCGTCATGGGCGGCGAGATGTACGCCGCAGACTGTGTGCCGTTGGCAAGATAATTCCCGACCACCGAGCCGTAGCTCGTAATCGGGGAGAAGCCAACCGGCGCACCGGCACCTGTGGTGCCCAAGTTCTGCGCGTTCTGCGCGGCAATCCCGAGAATCAGGTTGCCGGCGCCAACGGTGCCTGACCAAATGCCCACACCACCGTCAGCGGCGATTACCTGTAAGGGGTAGCCATAAAGGAAAGAGGAGCCGTGTTCCTCTGCCCCGTAGTTCATGGGGAAAGAAATTGCCCCACCTGTGTCCCAATACGGCTCAATGGGGTCTGCAAATGCTACGTTGGCCATTGCTCATCTCCTCTACGACTTTGGTATCCTTGCCACATCGGAATTCGAAGGATTGCGCTTCGACGCCATCTCAGCGAGGAAATCATCACCAACAAATTGCGTGGGCATTCCAAAATCACCAGTCGACATTGGCCTTCCAGTTTGATCGTACACTTGCGGATAGGCCATCTGGATTGCCGCCATGTTTTCCGCTTTGCGCTTTTCCTTGTACCACTCTTTCTTGATCTTCATTAAGCGGCGGTCGCCCGAGCGAATCTCATCCGAGAATCCTTCTTTGTTTCTTCCTCTGACGCAACTGTCCGCGCACATCTTCACGTCTTTGGTGGTAGCGAATTCCCAACCAGCCCAGCGCAATTCCTGTACACGATCATCATTGGCATTCTGGCCGGTTCTCGATTCGGCCCAGTAGTACACGTAATTGTTGTCGAGAAATTGTTCGATTTTCCCAGAGATGGGAGCCGAGCGGGGATTTGCTTGGATGGAGGGATTGACTAAATCACGCAACTCTTCCGGCCAGCGGTTTGTATCGCGTCCAAAATCATCTTCGAACTGTTTGCGTAATTGGCGGGGGAGGACGTTATTCGTGCTCATGGCTACATCAACCGTCCGTTCTTGAGATTCTCTTCGAATGCTTTTGTGTCTGTGATCCCGAGTTTGGCGAGTGTTTGCTTGGCAGTCAGAGTTTGACCGGGATTGTGCGGATTCGTCCACGATAGATCGGGGTCATTCAGAACTGAGGTATCTTGATTGCCGGCGCTGGAGCCATCTTCCAAAAAGAATTGCTTGTTCTTTCCGTCGTAGCGCAATCCGCTGTTGATTGCCTCATCGCCAACTACCAACTTCACGATGTTCTCACACAGCGCTTTGTAGTTCGGTCGCGCTTTCTCTTCGACGGATCGCTCATTCATTAGCGATTGAATCTTAGGAATCAGGTGGGGCCAGCGCTGTGAAGCATTCGCCATCACTTCCTGTTCAGTGATTCGTGCATTAGTCAGAACGGCCAAGGCAAGAAGTTTCTTTTTGTCGTCGGTGTCTCTTTCTTCCGGCGTGCGGTTCGCGGCGCGTTCTGCTTCTTGGCGTGCTCTCTCTTCCGCTTCGGCGGTGGATGCCGCGCTTTCAAGCGCTTCAAATTTCTTGTTGATGTTCGTGACAGATGTTGCGAGCGGTTCAAGCAGTTTTGAAAAAGCAGGCGCTAATTTCTCAATAAGTGCATCAACTTCCTGTTGCGACTGCTCTTTGTTCTCTTCCTTGTTCCCGAGAATGTTCCATTTCGCCATTTGGTATCAGTACTCCTACAACTGACTCTACACCTTTCGTACTGGTACCAGTCAAGTCCTTTTTTCGGCGGCGAAGCATCCGGTCTTGGGAGAGCAGGAACTTATCCCATTGATATTCGCTTATCTCGCACCACAGTTCGTCTGTGACTGTTCGCAGGATGATTCGTGTTCGCATCACTTCCCCCGCTTCATTTCTCTCCACTGCTCCGCTTCTTCCTTTAGCCCCAACAAATCTTCGTAAACTGAAATCTTGCCCCTTAGAAAATTCTCTTGTGCTTGCGCCTCCATCGTAGTCGGCAGCTTGTGTATCACCTCAGATTGGCGTTCTTCCAAGAGTTGCATCAAGTCCTGGCAAAGCACCTGCCATTCCGGGTTGGCCAGTAGGCGGTCCACCTGCTCCACGTCCTTGAACAGCCTGGGCCATCGAAAGCACGTTTCCGGGTCCACCACCTTGTCCTTGCGGTTGCTGCGGTACGACATTTTCGGGCTTCTCCAATTCTACATCGGGCACGTATTCCTGTGGATTGTTCGACACTTGGAATTCTTTGATGGTTTCCTGCATCATGCGCTGGCGTCCGATGATGATTCCGCGCAGCCACTTTTTGTAGTGAATGTCTCCCGCGTCCGGTCGCAGATACGCTTGAATGAGTGAACTTGTCCGCTGCACGTAGGCTTCTAAGGCTTGATTCAGAATGATGAGATTTTGTTTCGTCACTTCGCGGTTCATGCTCGCGTCGGATGCGCGAAGAGGTATTTGCAAATCACGGGCAAGGAAATCATCCAGCGCTTCTTTTACGGTATCGGTGTCGCCTAAATCCATCATTCCGTAAAAATCAGTGGTCAGAGAATAGAGACGCACATTGGAGTGTCGGAAACCGGATGTGCGGTGCGCGGTGCGCGAGTTCGATCCTTGCAGCACGGCCATCGTTCCCATTGAGCCGCCGAATTGCCCTTTCTTGTTCAAGCCCCCAGCGCCCATCGCATTGATCGGCGGATCTACTCCAGCCCGTGCTCTGGCTTGCTGCCGCATCGCTTCTTCATTTTGCAGCGATAATCCACCCATCGCTGGGCTTGCCACTTCGTAGTGCTGGAACGCATCTTTCGGCGCTGGTAAATTCACCCCCGGCCAGAGCGTAAAGTTGCGGTCGATGTTTCGCACCTGTGGGTCAATCGTGTTGATGCCGAGCATTCCGTATAGGATAGCGTCATTGCGCTGGTTCTTTGCTGTGCTCACTTCCTCTTGATAGTGCTTCAACATCTGTGCGAATCCCTTGCCATCCACGGACAAGCGTGTTTCGATGATCGGGATTTGATGTTTGGGAATGTAGTTGAACACGCAATTCAGGAGTGTCTTGGTGTATTGGTGATACCAAGCGATCAATCGGTATTTCTTTTTGTTGTGCCACCAAGAGAAATAACACTCGTAAATATCCCATTCCGCTACTGTGGTGTCTTGAACTTCGCTAACGCCCTTGCGCCTGTTCTCGCGTTGCTTCGTTTCATTCTCGCCGTAGCGATCAGGCTTGCCGATAATCTCTTTCACTTTTTCGGGGTCATACTGGCCGCGATACGCACGCTCTTGCAATTTGCGCTTGTTAAGAGTGCAGCGCTTTACTATGGGATCGTTTTCTTCGAATGGTATGTCCGAGTCGCGGACGAGAATATCTTCGTAGCGGAGATTGATTAATTTCGGTCCCTCGTAAATCGTATCGTTAGAAAACTTGGCTCGCTTTTTGTTATCTTCGTAACCGATGTACGTCGCTTCGATGCGCTCCTCTGGAATGAGTCCAATGTAACCCTTGCCCAGTCCAGCCGCGTCCGTGAACCACTTATTTTGATATGGGTACAAGTTTAGGCCAAAGGGATTGCAGGCCATGCGGTCGAGGAAATCTTCCAGCGCTTTCTCTTTGTCGGAGTATCGAAGCGTTTCTTCTGGGTCCTTCGTCGGTGGATATTTGAAGTAGCAGAGTGGAGCGGTGAGCCACATCACGCCGAGTACGCGAGCGACTAAATCATCCACAGACTCGCCTACGAGTTGATCGACTAAATTGCTACAATTAGGGAATGGAAAGCTCTTATCCTCTTCGCGGGGTTCACCTTCTACGATTTTGCGCCATTCGGGAATTAACTTCTGATGGAGTTTTTTGTTCCGGTTTATCAGCGATTCAATTTGCTTGTGTAACCACTCGTTGATCGAGTCCATCACTGTAGCGTTGAACGTGACAGTGCGTAATTCGAAGTCTCTTGGCTGGCGTTCGGTGATGGTAGGCTGAGTTGCCATTATGCGGTGATACTAACACATCTCAATCTTCGCCACGTACCACTAAATTCATAAGCCAAGCCTTTCCCATATCGACAAGCCAATTAATTTGCGAGAGTGTCGCCGTGTCTTGGGTAATCACTCCTCCCGTCGAACTTTTATTGTCTTCATACGTTTCATACAGGATAACAACAGTTCTCATTTTGTCAGCGCATTCCATCGCCCGAGCAATCGTGCTCGTCACATCTTCGCAGTTTTCCCGCGTGAATTTCACTTTAGTAAATCCTTACCCTCTCTGTCGAACCATGCCTCGGCTTCCTCTCTTGTTTCATCCCAATATCCTTCCATAACTTCCTGCGCGAGATTGTAAGCCAATTGTCCCCTTTTTAAATTCGTGGTGTTCTTGTAGATTTTCGAAAGGCATCCGACGAGTTCGATTTTGGGGCAGGCATGATTACTTTCGTAATCAGAAAACTCTCCAGATTCGCAACGCTTCGCTAAATCCTCACTAATCTCCATCAATCGTATGACCAATCGCAGTTTGGTTGTTTGCTCTTTCATATTAGTATCCTCCAATCCCGCTACGTCGATTTGTGAAAGCTGCCAGTTGCTTTTGCAAAAACCCGTCGCTCTCTTTGCGCGTGACTTTGAAGAGTTGAGGGAAGTGCCCGAGCACATCTAGAACATTCAAGTCGCACGCGGGATAGTTGGCCACTGCTTCGATGAACGCGGTTTGGCTTGGATGGCACCATACTTGTTTGTTCTTTATGATGGGTTCTAGGCTCTCTACGCGGTTCTTTATTGCCGCCAATGAATCATCGTCATCAAATTGGATGATCGGTAAGCGAGTCTTTTCGCGTTGGTCGAGGTAGAACGATAGCAGGCGAAATGCCAGCGCCCCCATATAAATCGGCGGTTCCTTGAATCCCGTGATGCTGTTGTGCTTTGTCCAATTCCCGTGAACTTTATAAAGCTGGTCAACGAGAATCGAATATGTGCAATCATCCTCCCAGATGTGCAGGAGATAAATCCTTTCAGACTCCGGGTCAATCCCGATTGTGAGGATCACATGCTTGGTACGTTTTGTTTTCTTGTTGTGATTTGGGTCAACGAGAATAACGATGTCGAGCACCCCGGCCTGAAAATCCCTCAATACTTCGCCATCATAAACTTTGTGTTGGATGAGCAAGCTATTTCGGCGGTCATCATCGGCCAGATCGGGACGTGATTTAGCGAATGTGTATTTGCGTAGCCAAGAAGAATCGAATACGTGCTCCTCTGGCATAGTGGTCTGATTTAGGTAGAAGTGGCAGTAGTCGTATCGTCCGAGGTCTTGTTCTCTTTGCTTTAAGCGCTCCCAAGGCCACTCTTCGGGAAAGATAGATTTTCCTGCCGGATGCACTTTGCAGCAACCGCCTTCTGCACTGTGGCGTTCGAATTTGAAGTGCGGTTGGTTTTGTTCAATCCACGAATTCAAATCCATATGGCCCCAACGATTTGCTGTAACTAGCTGGCGACCAAGATGCTTGTCAGTTCCGAACGATGTATCAAGCCGCGTGGTTAATTGCTGGTGCCACCGCACGGTGTCATCGCGGATTCGACCATCACCCTTAAGCATCGAATACTGCGCGGCCTTCCCGAATACGTCATCTTCTATTGTGGAATCTGGGTGAACACCTTGCAGCGCATGGCCAACTCCGCAGTAAGCGAATGTCGGATTTGTCGGGTCCATCGGCAAATCGCGTGAGCGTTTCTGGTATTTTGAATGATCATTCCATTCGCAATCGCGGTCAGGCAGGATTGACGGAAACAGTTCGCGATATAAATCGTTTTCGAAGTAGATATAGTCCACATCTTTCCCAATGTCCACCGCTCGCTTGTCGATTTCGTGTGCGTATAGTGTGCGTGTGTTGGGATTGTGAATCGCTCGCATATACCGCAGCCATTCCTTTTTGTAGCCAAGCGCTCGCATTTCTGTTTCATCTTCGGGAAGAAATGGAATCGCCCACCACACGGAAAGTGCGGTAGAAAGGGTCGTTTTGAAGAATCCCATCGAGACTTCGAGAACAAGGTGTAAATCTTCCGCTTCTAGACTGTGGCAAAGATGCTGGTGGAGTGTGGTAAGTCGGCGCTTGCCGAGCACTTCTTTAGCGAAGAAAAAAAGCGAACCAAGAGAATTGAGACGAACTGCTTTTAGGTATCCGGTAGGATCAGCACTTACGGACGGGACTTTTAATTCTTTCCATTTCATCTATTCGACCGTGTGTAACGCCATCGACCGGCGCACATCCCGGTATTCGAGTGATCCGTGCAGCCGCGCCAGCACATCTCGTTCGTACATCACTACAACTGTTCCTTGTGCGTCGTTCCCTTGCTTATCATTGCCTTTGATGTCGAAGGCGTGGCCAGCGGTGGAAGGGTAGAGAACTTTGTCTCCGCACTTGATTCGTTTTACATCCTCACCGACGCTCAAGACGATTCCGGTTGTGGGTCGGCCTTGCGACTGTTCTGGCATGATGAGTGTTCCGCCCAATCCGCCGCATTCTGGGCACGCTACGTAGCCCTTGCCGTCGCACGCCGCGCATTTGCGTTCGCTTCCGTTTCGTTCGTAGTGCCCAGCGCCACTGCAATTCTCGCAAGCGACCATAGAAAGTTCTTTTCCGCCTACGGTTCGGACATCTTTCCCCAAGCAGCGTGGGCACTCGTAGCCAGATTTGTAATCGTCTTGTAGCACGATGATCTTTTCGAAGAATCCTTCAAATCCCGCGTGGCCGATCCACAGAATGTTTTCGTCTAGCTTAACTGTTTCTTCACTCACTGGAGCACCGTCCCAGTTTCACTTGGTTTGCACAGTTTCAGAATCGTACCATGCGGCATACCGTGCGGCTCAGGGCACGCGAAAGTTAGTTGGATCACCAACGTGTCAGGAGTTTGCGGAGCAGGCTGGCCGGGAGGCACAGCGATAGCGAGCGATAAGCCACCTTCTTGTAATTTCATAATCACGCCGGGAATCCAAGTGTTTTCTACTTTGACGTGGATTGCATCGCCAACTTCCAATTCATTTCTTAGCGCGTCTTTGATGGTACACCTTCCTTTGGCCACAGCACTTCATTCAGAAAATTGGCCGCTGCTTCGCAGTCCAAATCGCCATCAACGATTATCTTGCCGCCATCGAAATGGTCGCCGCCACCACAGTTAGCGAGATAACCGTCACTACTCAACCCTGCGTCGATTGCATCGTAGACCATTTGTGCAGTTATCAACTTATCGGCCATAACTCGTCCTGCTCCACTTTCAGCAAATACTCATCACTGCCACACGCGCACGGCACTTCCATGCGAATGACCGGATGTGGCGATAGCCAGCAGATTACGCTGCAAGCCGTGTCCAACTGCTCTTGCGGCACGACCATCCCACATTTCTTGCAGACTAGGCGGTATTCGCTCACAGTTTGTCCCACCGTGTATCATAAGAGAATTGCGGACATCCTTGGTGTTCGAAAGTAACCAACCCCGCTCTCGGACTCTTAGGATTCCAGCACACCCCCCAGTCGCCACCGACATTTCCAGAAAGCCGGAAATAAAATTTACAGCCACAAGAGCAATCTGGCCCTTCGCGGTCACGCTTGCCCCAGGGTTGAAAATCGCT